AAGTCTGCAGTTTTGTACTTATAGTTTTTAATTTATTTAAATTATTAACAGCATCCCTTGCTGAAACTTTAATTTTTATTCCAACTTCACCGTTAGCCACAATAAAAAAATATCTTTTTTAAGTTTACCTTAATTTAGTTTTTTTCAACATTTTTTCTTGTTCATCATTTAAAATTCCAAAATAAGCTGACCATATAAATAATTCTTCTATAGTCATTTTTTGTTGTAGTTCTAATAAAGTGTATTTTAATTCTTTAGCTACACCTAACTGAAGCATAAGAAAATTATCCTTTTTTAGTTGCAGCTTTATTTTTTTGGGTCGGTATCAGCCTCTTCATATTGATCTTCACTAAGTAAAGCTAGCATTAAAGCTTGTAAATCTGCATCTCTACATTCATGTTTTAATTCAGAAGCTTGTCCAGCAGCAAACATTCTTTCTCCGGTTTCATAAGTTGCTTTTTGAATAAATAATTGAAGAGCAAAAGCATTAAGATCGTCTTTTGTACCTTTTGATGCTCTTTCTCTTTCAGCCATTGTTAATGGTGTAGACCAAAATTCAAAAATGTCACCATTTGTAAGTTCTACCTCTCTTTTAATTGGTTTTAAGTTAGCTGCTTGTTTTAACTTTTCAAGAGGTGTTAAGCGGGTTTTAGATGAAGTCATAAAAATTTAAATCTAATTTAACTTATCAACTACTTGTACTAAAGTCAAAAGTTGGTGCTTCAGTTGGTTTAAATGTAATTTCAACTAATTGTGCGTCGTCAGGATTTACATTAAATTCAGCACCTGAAAGCATTGCATCAAGTTGAATACTTCTGCTTAAAGCTTCTGTTCCTTTTTTATCAGTATAAAGTTTAAATGCTGCACCAACTTGATTTCTTTGAATAACATCTTCAACCATTCTATTAGCTAAAGCAGAATCTTCATCAGTTACAAATACACTTGCGGTTCCTTCACCATCAGCAAAACCCGCAATAAAAGTTCTAAATGGAACAGCCTGTGTGCTTTGTTGTCCTATAGTTGTTGTATCAATATTTTCTCGTTCAATAGAAAAGCTCCAAGATTGTACTTCACCTACAGCTGCAAAGTCTGCATAAGCAACTTGAAATTCATTAGGAGATGCGGCTGTTCCTGTATTTGTAATATTAATTGCTGATCCACCTGCCGTTGCTGATACCTGTAAAGCTCCAGTTGAAGCTGTATAAGCAATAACAAAAAATGTATCACTGGTATTTAAACCTGCTGGTAAAGTACCTGTACCACTACCTCCTGTTTGTGCATTTATTACAGAAAATTTAACACCATCACCTACTTTAAAATTTAAATAAGTTTGTACCGTAATAGTTTCAGTACCAATGTTTACATCACTAGTACCAAAACTTCCTTTAGTACCTGCTGGTTTGTAATACAATGCACCACTAGTGCCAGATAATACAGTTGCCATTTTTTTAAATTAAACAGATTTTATTCTATTGTAACCATGCTTCAAAAATAAAGCTCAACTCAGTTTGAAAAAAAGGTTGAGGACTTGCAGGTGAAACTTGGCTTGGTCCTACTGTATCACCAAAAATGATCTGGCTAACAGTTTGTCTATGAAATAAATCTTTTATACGTTCAGCAATTATATAATTAGCTCCTGACCCCACACCTTGAGGGCTAAATACATTTATTATTAATTCACCATTATGTTTATTGTATCCACTTGTTGGTGCTTGTAATGTTGCAGATTCGTGTACTCCAAATGTTATTGATGATTGGACCCAACTACTATTATTTGGTGGAGTAAAAGGAACATTTTGAAAAGCAATAGTATAAGCAGGATTATTAGCCATTTCTGTAGCTAATCTTGTTTCTATAGCTGCTCTTATATCATTTATAGTATTCATTATTTACCAGCCTCTTTTTTCATAATATTTATAGTTTGATCTATAAAACGTTTTGCCCAATCTTTTGGAATAGGAGTACCGTCGGCTTCAGATAATTGATAACCATTTTTCCAAGAAGGTGGAATATTTGTACCAAAAGTTACTGGTTCTGCATACTCAAGTTTATTTATTAAATCTATTTCTAAATTAGAAACAGGTCTTTGAAACCAAGCAGTTCTCATAGTTCCTTCGTTAACAGGTACATTAGTGCTTTTTAATTTTTGCAATAAAATATTTGCACCTAAACCAACAATTTTTTCTGTTTTATCTTCTGCAAAATCTCCTATTTGCCCTAAATTTATATTTTTTGTAACCATTAAGACCTCACAATTAATGTAAAAGTAATTGCAATACCTGCAGCTTCAGTAGTATCTACAGTTATTATCTGATGAACAATATTATTAATTAAAACTTTATCCTTTGTAGTTGGGGTAGTATTTACGTCTTTAGCAGCAATCAAAACACGTTTATCATTTTCGTTAATTAAATCATTAACTTCAGTTTTTGAAATATTATCAACTAATGCTTTTATTGATACATCTGTATTGCTTTCTGAAACAGTTCCGTTAGTTTCATTATAATCTCCTATTGTTACAAATCTTAATGTAATATTACTTCCAGTTGCTTTTAAAACTCCTGGAATAGCATTTTTTAGTTTTGCAAAACTTGCCATTACAATCTATATGCAATAACTGATCCGCTACTTAACTGAAATGCTGTAATCACTCCGCAAATTTCACAACTTGCATTTAATGTAATACTTGTGCTAGCCCCGTCAATGTTTTGTGCGGTTAGTGAAGCAATTACAGTATCTTCATTTGCCTGTAACTTACCAAATCTGCCAGTTATTGCAGATGTATCATTAACAATTTTTGCTGATGGAAAATCATAAGACATTAGTTAACTCCTCCTTACGGCGATTGTTGCAGGCCCACTTATTCTAATGCCTGTCAAATATTGTTCAATTATAGGTGGTATTCGGTTAGCACCGACAGCACCATAAAATCTAGGTTTTACATTTATATTTCCTATAGATATTTCATTAAAGTCCTCAAAACCACTTAAATCAAGTCCATCTTTATTATTGTTTAAATATACAGCTAAATGAACCTGCGCATCTTTTACTCTTTTTGGTATTTCATTATCAGCATAAAAAGCAGGTTGTAAATTACTTGGATATAAAGCATTGTAAGTACTTGAATAGGTATAAGGTTTTTTTACACCTGATCTAGGCCACTCTAAAGCCTGTGCATCATTAGTTCGAGCTCCTAAAAATCTTTCTCTATCAATTCTTTGAGCTGAACTGAATAACGCACGGTTTTTTTGGTCAGTTGTACTTGTTCCCCAAGCAACAATATCGTCATTTTCAATAAGACCATCAATAAAAGTTTGAGCATCAGTAAGCGTTATATAGCTATTTGCTGTTGCGCTTCCTGGAGTTGCTACTATTGTTACTGCCATTTTGTTTTGTTAATTTAGGCTTTACTAATTTTTTTTTAAAGGTTTGAGAAGCCACTTTTAAAGCAGCTTCCCTTTCTCTAGCTAAACGGAATGTAGCTATACCCATTACTTTCTAAACGCGCTAACAGCAGTTGAACTAGTAACTCTAAAAATAAAAGTTCCAGAACTATCTGCAGTTATATCTGGTTCGCCAACAATAGTGACGCCTGAACCAGCGGTCAAAGTAAATTTATGAGTTGACGCTGCCTTATTGACAATAGTTAACTCAAAACATTGACCAACTTTGTTTTGAATACCAAGAGCAGTTAAAATTTCTGCTGCAGTTGGAGTTGTAATAGCCCTATTACCTGTAGGTGTTCCATCAACAATGCCTTCAATAATTTCAGCAGTTGTTAAAGTATGCGCTCCGTTTTCAGTTTTGATAACTTTAGTTTTCGTTAATTGACCGAAAGGAGGATTCTGAAGTTCAAAAATACTAGCCATGATTAATCTAATGGTGAAGTAACAGTAGCTCGTACGATTCCTATATTTTTTGTTTCGTACACTTTTTCCCAGTTAGAAGCAACTTCAAGCTGAGTTCTTGTTGGGTTTGTAGTTGTAACTGCCCATTTTAAACCTATAGGGTGATAAATGTAAGCATGTTTAAATGAAACTACATCTTCAAATGCAAGAACATCTTCATCAACTTTAGTTACTAAAGCAGACTGCTCTCCCGTTGCTACGCTTCCTTGAGAGAAAAAATACACCGCATATTCCGTTGAAGCACCTGAACCAGCTTTTGGAATATCATCTGAAACAACAATATTCATTCCCATGTACTGAGGAACAGAAACATCACCATAAGCACCAGCAGAAGAACCACCAAAAGCATTAACAGTACTTGCGCCACTTGGAGCTGTACCTAATCTTGCTTCTGAATTAGTAACATAATCTAATGCTCTTCTTTCTTTAAGTGCATAAAACACTTTTGAATGCATTGCGATAGTTGTTAACTTGTCTCCTTGATCTCCAAGTAAAGACTGAGCTTTGGATACAGTACCAGCACCTAAAGCTGTTGGAGTATCACCTGATTCAGAATCAATACATAAATCAAATAATGCTGATGAGCTAGTATTTGCTGTTAATGATCCAAAAGCACCTTGTAAACAAGAATACAAATCTTTTTGTTTTTCATTGTTTATATAAGCACTTAATTTTTGTCTTATAGCAGCTATTGGATCAGGTGAATTTGAACCAATTTTTTGACCTGCAAGTTGTCTTGCAGAAAAAGCATCTCCTGAAGTTAATACAACACCAATTTGACTGCTTTGTTCAATTTTATTAGGTGTCAAAGAAGAACTATCGCTAAGTCTTGTGTAGTTTCCACTAAGATTTGCTTTATAAAAAGGGATGTTGACGAAATTTCCGCCATTTGGTGAGCTTAGATTTAGCTCTGGTAAAGGTGCTAAAACGCCACTTTGAAGAAAGCTATCTGTTAAAGTTGTCTCTTCAATAATGGAATCAGCAAACACCTCTGGAACAATAATGTCCGCTAAAGTTGTTGCCATTTCAATAATTAAAATGAAAGATTTACAAAGTTGAGCACAGCCCTCTAAATCTCAGCACAGCCTCAATTTAGCTTTTCAAATCAGCACAGCCGAATTTGTTATTACTAAAACTATAACTCAATATTTCTTATTTGTAATTTTTAGCAATTTTTTTTGCTTCAAGCCAAGCATCACGACCATATTTTTGGTGTATTTCCATAGCTGCAGTATCTTCACCTCTTGCCATACGTTTTAAAAGATTTACATCTATACCAGCAGTCGAACCTATAGATTCAGATTTACCAATCGGTGCCCCTGATCCAATTGGCGGCTGATTTTTTAAAGCCCATGTTTGAACTTTTTCTTTTACTGCTTCTTGTATAGGTTTGCTAGTAAATCCATCATCTGACAAATAAACAACACTTCCATCTTTTTGTACCTGTATTTTATCTCTATCTAATTTACCCATTGCATAGTCAGGGTCATGAACTATTTCAGATAAAGCACTAACTGCGGGAGTAACTAATTTTAAATCTTTTAATTCATTTTTTAAGTTTTCTATTTCAATATCTTTTTTTTCAATTGCCTCACGAAACTGTTCTTCTCTTTTATTTAATGCTTCTGAATATTGGCCTTTTTCTTCTAATCTTTCTTGTTCAACTTTACGTTTAAATTCAATAAGTGCTTGAACATCTGTACCTTCTGGAAGTGATGCAACAGATTTTGCATTAGAAGTTATTTTTTGTTTTTCTTCAACTACTTCTCTATTTTTTTGTTTTAATAATTCAATTTCTTTTTTCAGTGAATTTATTTCAGCTGAAGCATCAACAGTTGTTGCGGGATTTTCTTCTGACATATAAAAAATTTAAAGTAATCCTAATATACCTTGTTTTTAAAAAATTAGCATTTCCAACGTCTTAAAGCCTTATTTATTCTGCTGTTTGGATCATTTGCTTTTTTACTACCAGTTAGTTTCTTTTTCATACCTTTCATACGACTACAAAATGATTTTCTTCTATTTGCTGCTTTGCTTCCAGGTTTAACTTTACCTGTAACAGGTGCTTGTAAATTTCCTCCTGTTGCTTTGTTATATTTTGCGCGACCTTTAGCAGTTAATCCACCTTTTTTAGATCTTTCTCCTTTTTTTAAGGATAAATTAACTGGTTTGCGCTTTTTTTTCATTTTTTTGTTTTGGTTTTACGTTTGCGTCTCATTTGAAATGAAATCTTTTTTTTACCTGTTTTAGCTTTTGTAAATTTTCTTTTTTCAGCTGGTGTTAATTCTGAAAGTGTTTTAGGTGTTTTACTTGAAACTCGTTTAGTAGGTCTACAAGCAGGATACCCCTTTCTTTTTTTTTCAGATTTTTTTCTTCCGCAAGGTTTACCAGTTTTAACATCAACCCATTTTTCTTTAAACCAATCGGTTAAACCACCTGGAGCCCTACTTTTTTTTGCCACGTTTAGCACCTTTTTTAGTTTTTGCTTTTGGCTTATTAACAGTAGTATAACCTCCGCCGGCTCTTTGATATGCCTGGACTAATTGAGCACTAGCATAAGCACTAGGCCAACGTTTAACACGTGCTTTAACTCTAGCTTTTACACGTGCATATAGTTCCGGATCGGTTGGTTTGTTTACCTTTGCCATTACTTTTTAGCAACTTTTTTTTTTCCTTTTTTCTTTTTAGGCGGTCTACCAACCATTGATCCATAAGTTCCTTTTCCTTTTGGCATAATTTTAAAAGTAACTATTTATAGTTTACTATTTATTTCTTTTTTCGTCTTGTCTTTTTCTTTTTTCCTGCTGTAGATAATGCAATTGCTATTGCCTGTTTAAAAGGTTTTCCTTCTTTTCGTAAAGTTTCAATATTTTTTGAAATACTTTTACGTGATTTTCCTTTTTTTAATGGCATAAATTTATATATTATTTATTTATAATTATAATTATTTTTTCTTATATAACTTAGTTAGTTGATCTAAAGATTTTCTAGTTCCATCTTTTTTAATAAATTTTCTCATAGCTTCTGTTGGTGAATTATATTTTTTTCTTAATCCTTTAAAAACTTCAAAACCTTTAATACCTAAAACTTTTTCACCATAAGCAGTTCCTTTACCAGATTCTTTTTTATTAAGAGAATTTACTTTTTTTTCAAACCATTGACCATAAGTTTCTCCATCAGGTACAAATTCTTTATTAGTAATAGGTCCTACAGGTATTGGTATATCAACTGATCTGCAATTAAAATGTTGTGGTGGATAGGGTCCTTGACCTACTTTATATCTTTTACCATCTAATGCTCTACAAATAGCTGAGGTTTTTTGGTCATGTATTGCTGAATATTCCCATTTTTTTACAATATTAGGATTTATTTGATAACTTTTTCGACTTATTTCTGTATTTAGCTGATGTACAGTTGTTTTTACTAATGTTTTTGTTTGTGCATTACTTAATGCAGTAACTAAACCACCTTTTGATCTTGGATTAAAATTTAATGTTCCTATTAATTCTCTTTGAATCGTTTGTAAATTTCTTCCTTCTGCAAGACCTTGCCTAACTGTATGAGCAAATCTTTCCGCTGTTTTTTCTGTTAAGCCTTCAAAAGCTTTTGCTACTACTTGACCGTTAGGTAAAACTATTTCTTTACCAATAGCAGCGGTTAAAGCAAAACGTGATTGAATAGCTTGTAAACTAGTTGTATCTTTAAAAACATCAAAAACTTTTCCTTTAGGCAGTCCAATTTGATTACTTTTTGTAGGATCAAATCTAATTAAACTATCAACAAAATTTGGATCAAGCTGTAAAGCATTTATTTGCCCTCTTAATTCAGCCGGTGCAATATCTTCTAATAAACCTTCAATAAAATCTTTTTGTATGTTTGCAACATCTTTTAATTCTTTAACCATTATTCCTAAACTAGTATTTTTCCATCTTTCTAAATCGTTTTTTACTTGTTTTAATATACTTTTTAAACGTATTTCTCTTGTTTTATCTAATCCAGGACCAATAGGAATTTTTTGAAGCCTTTCAGCTGCATTAATCATTATTTTGTTATAAGTTTCAATTAACCGAGCAGCTAAATCATTTTCATATCTATTTAAATCAATTTGATTACGATAAAATTTTTCCGGTATTGACATTATTCATTATCTTCAGCGTCGGATTGTTCAACCATAACTTGATTTATATTTTGGTTTCTTTCTCTTAAGTCGCCTAATTCACTACGATCTAACATTTCTTCAATATCTATATCTTCAGATAATACTTCTCCTTCAACTAATTTTTTAAGTAATTCTTCCTGATCAATAACACCTG